GAGGGTAACTGCTTTTCGTTTGGCAGCCCTGTGATGCAGAGCGAGAGCCAGTGCATACAGTCCATACCAAGCGGGCTGGAATACGCGCGGCAGATGTTTCCTGCATACCGCGCAACAGACTATCAATGCGTCAAGTGGGGCGAAGGAGCATAGGATGCCGAAGAAGGGTTTATACGCCAACATGCACGCAAAGCGTAAGCGCATTGCTGCTGGGTCTGGCGAAAGGATGCGCAAGGTAGGCAGCAAGGGCGCGCCCACCGCGAAGGCATTTAAGAAATCAGCTAAGACAGCAAAGAAGAAATAGCATGGCAGATAAATTTTTAGACTTCATTGATATGATCGACGGCGGTGGCGCTGGCACAATGGGCGATAAGTTTGAGGGCGGCGGTATATTTTCTATGCTGGCCAATGCTCTTGCAACGCCATACGGGTCAGAGGATAAAGAGCGTATGCGCAAACTGCGTCAGATGCGTGGCTTACTTGCGCCGGATGAAAGCATCGCGCCAAAAGTTGCCCCACGTCCTACGGTGACGCGCGGCGGTGGCACTGGCCGAACACAAGTTAGACCGCAAGAGTATGCCGTTTGGCAGTACGCCTGTTGGCGGTGGCATGCCAGCCGCGCCAAGCATGACGTTTGGGAATATTCCTGTTGGCGGTGGTATGCCTGCTGCGCCTGCTCAAAATATGGTTAGACCAGAAATGCCTGCGTCTGGTATGCCTGCTGCTGCACTTGCGGCATTGCGAGGGCCAATCCTTGAATCTGGCATGCCTATCGCGATGACAGACGATGATGCGTTTAGAATAATGGTTTCTGAGCTTGGTCAAACCGCTGTTGACAGAATGTCAGGGCAGCAGTTTGTGCAGACGTTAAATCAGATTAAGTCTCAAGGGCGTGGCATGTAATGCCCCGCACCAAGTCAGAAAAAATAGCAGCAGCCAAGAAGCGCCACGGATTTTCTGCGGTCAATAAGCCTAGACGCGGCGGCCCAAAGAAGTTTGAGGTGCTGGCCGTTGAGGGCGACACGGTGAAGAAAATAAACTTTGGCGACCCAAATATGTCCATCAAGAAGGATCAGCCCAAGCGCAAAGCATCATACTGCGCAAGGTCGGGCGGGATAAAAGGTAAGTCAAGCAAACTAAGCGCGAATTACTGGTCGCGCAGAGCATGGGATTGTTAGATGGCAATTACAACATACGCAGAGCTGCAATCCAGCATCGCAGACTTCCTTGACCGCGATGACCTGACGAGCGTCATCCCGACGTTTATTTCGCTGGCCGAGGCAGACATGAACCGCCAGATACGCCACTGGCGTCAGGAGAAGCGCGCCAACGCCAACATCGATACGCAGTACAGCGCCGTACCTGCCGACTTCTACGAGGTCATACGGATGTATATCACGTCGGGCAACACGCAGCCGCTTGAGCTGCTGAGCCAGTTTCAGCTGTTGGAGCGCAAACGGCGCACGGCTAACGCCACATACGAGCCGCGCTACTACGCGATCACGGCGGGCGAGATCGAGGTGTTTCCCGTTCCCGATGGCACATATGCGACGGAGCTATACTACTACGCCAAGATCGACGCGTTGTCTGACAGCAACACGTCAAACTGGCTGCTGGAATACTTCCCTGACGCCTACCTATACAGCTCGCTGATACATTCTGCGCCGTATCTAAAAGACGACGCGCGCATTCAAATCTGGGCATCTTTGCAGGCAAACGCAATTGGTGGTATAAATGCAGACAATGAGAAAGCGAAATTCGGCGGATCTGGTCGCCGCATGAAAATAAAGGCGTATTGAGATGAGCTTCACCAACACCTTCGAGACAACCGTCCTTACATGGTCGTTTACCACTGGCAGCGCGACACGCCCGACCGAGTGGCACACCGCGCTGTACACCGTTGCGCCTGACGATACTGGCGGCGGCACAGAGGTATCCGGCGGGGGCTACGCGCGTCAGGAGACGGCGTTCACCGTGTCAGGTAACACCGCGTCAAACACATCCGCTGAAGAGTGGCCTGTTGCTACGGCAGGATATGGCACCGTTGTTGCCGTCGGCGTGTTCGACGCTGCCACGGGCGGCAATCTGCTGGCCTACGCCAACCTGACCGCCAGCAAGACGATTGACACGGGCGACGTGTTCCGCATTCCTGCGGGCGATCTCGACATCACGCTAGACTAATGACGTATCGCAGCGGCTACGGGCGAAGCACCTACGGCAGCTACAATTACGGCTTGGACGGCGCTATCATTGGCGCCGCCTCCATTATTGCCGTCACGTCGGCCACCGCCGCCGCGTCTGTGCGAGTTCGCGGCGCTGCGTCGATCATCGAGACGGTTACGACCACCGCGTCTGCTGCTGATCGCGTCCGAGAGGGCAGCGCCACCATTGCCGTCACGTCAGGCGGGTCTGCGTCCGGCGCGTTTGTCGTTGCTGGATCTGCCACGATTGCAGCGTCTGCCAGCGTTACGGCTGCGGCTGAACGCATACACCTTGGTTCTGCTGCCATATCTGCTGCGGCGACTGTTGCTGCGTCTGGATTGGTGGTTCGTGATGGCACTGCCGCGATTGCTGTGCAGGCGTCCACAACGGCAAGCGCCGTTGCGATATACGAGGACAGTGCCACCGTCGCCTGCGTAGCAACTGCGACGGCGACATGCAACCGCGTGCAGAGCGACAGCGCAACCATCGTCTGCGCGGCATCTGTGGTTGCAAATGGACGCAAAAAATGGGAAGATGAACCCAGCACGCCAGAGGACTGGTCGGCTGTTTCCCCCACATCGACGGATTGGACACCAGCCACGGCATCTGGGCAAACTTGGGCCGATGCGGCATAGGAGATAGAACATGGCAGATACGACAACAACGGCATATGGCTTAACGAAGCCGGAGGTAGGCGCGTCAGAGGATACTTGGGGAACGAAGATCAACACAGACTTCGATAGCCTCGACACGATCATCAACGCAATCGGCGGTAAGACCGCTGCCGGAACACTGTCGTATGCAGATAGCGCGAAGCTGGTGACGAGCAGCACAGGTATTGACGTAACTGGCAACGCTACCTTTGCAGATAATGGTAAAGCCATCTTCGGCGCAGGGTCTGACCTACAGATTTACCATGATGGTGGTAATAGTTTTATCAGCGATCAAGGTACTGGTAACTTAAAAGTTTTAGCAGATGATTTTCGCATTAGAAATGCAGCAGACACTGATAGTTATATTTATGTAAATTCAGGAGCAGAAGTTGGGTTAGCTTATTCTGGCGCAACAAAACTCGCCACCACCAGCACAGGCGCAACCATCACAGGCTCTTTGGGTATTGGCATAAGTTCGCCAAATGGGTTGCTTGAGTTAAGGGCAGGAAATGGTAGTGGCACTCTAAATATCGCAAGCACAGTTAATACTACCAATGCAGGGAATAAGATTGCATTTTTTGGGGCAAATCGTTCTGATACCGATGAAGAAATGGCTTACATTAAGCCACTACTTGTATCTAACAGCGGTGGATCAGGTAATGTCCAAGAGGGCCATCTTACTTTTGGCTGCAGTTGGTGATGGCAGTGAACATGCAGCAATTCAAATATATAGTGGCACAGCTAAGTGGGGCGGCTTAGCGTTTGCAGATGATGCTACAAATGCCGCAGGGCAAGGTTTTATAGGGTACTACCATCCTAATAACTATATGCAATTTAACACCAACGGCTCAGAAGCCATGCGCATCGATGCGAGCAATAACTTGCTGGTAGGGACTACGAGTACAACCCTAACTGGAAATGCAGGTTTTACATATCAAGGTGGCATTACTACAACATCAAATAATGGCTCACTTTCTGCAATAATGAACCGTAACACTGATGACGGCGTCATCGTGCAGTTCCGCAAAGACAACTCCACGGTGGGGAGTATTGGGACTACTGGCGGGAACCTAACCGTAAACTCAGAGGGTGCTGGCGGCTATGGGCGACTACAGACGCAGGGGGTCGATAGGTTTATCTGGTATCAAGGGGCGTTTTATCCAAATTTTGACAACCTCTATGATCTTGGTGCAGCAAGTTTCCGCTTCGATGACGTCTACGCCACCAACGGTACATTCCAAACATCTGACCGCAACGAAAAGCAAGACATCGCAGAGCTATCTGACGCAGAGCAACGTGTAGCTGTAGCTGCTAAAGGCTTGATGCGTAAGTTCCGCTGGCGTGATGCAGTAGAAGCTAAGGGTGATGAAGCTAGAACACATTTCGATATCATTGCACAAGACCTACAAGCTGCATTTGCAGCAGAGGGTTTAGACGCTGGTGATTACGCCATGTTTATCTCAAGCACATGGA